TCTCGCCAACTGCACGAACCATTTGTAATGGAACATATGGGCAGTAGAACATACCAGCGTCATAAGGGTTAGAACCTCTATAACCAACTGTCATGTAATCTGCACCAGCATATGGGTCAACATATACTTTAACTCTTCCGTTAAGAACACCAGCAAAAGTATTGCCTGTGTCATCAACATTTAATGAAGTGTTAAGTGCAGGTGCGTAATCTAATACACCAGCCATAGATAGAGCAGATGCAACATCACTAGAACAAAGGATAAAGTTACCTTTTCCTCTTCTTGTTTCTTTTGCGATTACATTGCTTTCTCTTTCGATTTGGAACAATAAACCTTTGAACTTCTCAACTGACCATCTTCCGTTAGCGTCAACATCTAAGTTGAAAGTACCAGCAGAAGCAGTGCCAGCAGCACCAGTTTTTGCTTGGTTGTTTACTTCTCTCACAACTTCTCTGTTAATCTCTGCAAGTATTTCACTTGAAAGAATGTTTGCTAACTCAGATTCAGCGTCAAGACCGTGGATTGCTTTTAAGTCTTGTGCAAGTTCTAGAGTGTATTCTGCTTTTAATGCTCTGGATACAGCAGTCACAGTTGATTTCTCAATTGTGAATGACATCTCAGCAAATGCATTGTTAGATGCATCACCAAGAGCTTCAGCTGTAGCTGTGCTCATTCCTGTTGAAGTAGCGTTCTCATAAGCACTTGAAGATGCAAATGGGTCGCCTTCTGGGTCAGAATCTACACCAGCGTTATCAGTGTTAGCAGCTGCTGAATGTGCAGTTCTAACTTCATTTACGCCCATAGCTTCTGATTGTGCAAGTCTATTTCCTGATGGATAGTCTTGGTATCTTGCTTTCATAGCGAAGATAAGTCCTGTAGGACCAGTCATTGGTTGAACACCGCAAATGTCGTAAGCAACGAGATTTGGCATAGCTCTTCGAACTAGTGATATTAGGATTGGGTCCCAATTACTAATTCCAGTGCCAGTAGCATTAACAGGTGCAGCTTCTTCAAGAGTAGCTCTGTCTTCTGCAAGTGCTTTCTCTTGGTTTTCTAAAATAACTGCTGTGACGGCTTTCTTGTAGTTGTCTTCAATACTTGGTAAATTTCCTATATAATGATGTGTAGCATTAAGTGCTACATACCAAGCATACTCTGTTCTCATGTTGTCAA